CTCCTACTTAAGAAAACTTAAGAATTGCGTGAGTTTCAGGTAAACTAATTTCAAGACCGCATTCAGTAAGAATAGCATCTTGTCTGCCATCAATACCATTGTCTTGTACATTAGTTTCTATGAAAGTGTCTCGACTAACACCATTACCCACTAGTGGTCTGTAAGCTACATTCTTCATATCAACAGCTACACAGTAATCTTCCCATGGTCCTCTTAGTAGAGGCTCAGCAACAAAGTGTAAATTACCAAATATAGTATTTACAACTGTTACTGTATGCCCAAAAGCACCAGGGATTGACTGTACATCTAATCGATATTGAGATGAACCCACTGTATTATTCATAAATCCGCCACCACCTAATTTATTTAAATAAGTGATAACTTTTCTAGAAGCAAGAACAAGCTTATTTCCAGAATTTCCACTTTCAGGTGCAAAGAAATCTTCCATTGCATCTAAGAAAGCATCGTATCCAGAAGAAGCATAAGACATACTATACACCTTACCATTAGCTGAAGTATAAGGAACAATACCGTGTGTATACCTAACAGGAGCACCACCAGATGCTGCTTCTTGAGCTGCAGTAGTAATACCATCACTAAATAACATGGCTTGTTCTATATCCATCTTATGTTCCATAAGTTTATCTTGCCATATTCTTTGGAACTCATTTTTAACACCTCTATATTCTGTGGCAAGAGAAGTTCCAGAGAAAATGTTCATACCAGTTTTAAATATCTGGCAATAACCCTCTCTATCATACATTGAATCTTCCCAACCAACAGGAGTATCGGTACCTTCAGCCCATGCAGAGCCAATTACTTGACCTTTATTTCCTACAGAAAATACAGTAGAATCAGGTATTGTAGTTCCAATCGCTGTAAGCTTTTCACCTGATATTTCAGTATTACCAGTTGTGGTTTTATGAGCGATATCAGTTCCATCGTGAACAGTAGTTGCGCTAGTATTTACTACAGTATCTTCTTCAACTTTAAAACGATAGACATTACCGTCATCAGCTTTTACAGCTAATATACAACCAGGTACAATAAATGGACAATGAGAACCACTACTTATTTTGCCATATGTATCATACTTAGCTGTTACAATTAAGTCCTCACCAGCATCAACTGCACCACCGTGCGATTCTGCACCTGATATTGTTAAAGCTGCTTGATGAACCTCAAAATTACGTCTTTGCCATTGATGACGCTGCTCTAAAAATTTAAAAACAGGGTCATTAGTAGCTTTTTTTGCCACCTTTGATAGATAAACGAAAAAAGGACTTTGCTGAGGAGCAAGTTCTGCAACTCTATCCCCAAAATTAAATACTCTTCTTGTGTTATCTAAGGAGGCTGTGCCTGTGCCAGCGGCAGAGGCTACATTACTATAGACTGTTGCCATAATAATTTACTCCTTACTTTATTAACACCCGCTCCTATCAACTGCTTGTTAGCCTTCAAGGTGAGTGCCCCATACGGGTTTTACCAAGGATTTTTACTTTTAAAATCCGATATCATGTTGTCCATAATTTGGTCTTCTGCAGGGGCTGTTGTATTTCCAGCTGTTGGTTGCACACCCATTGGCTGTGGAACCTGTTGAGCTCTTTGAGCTTGCTGAAAAGACTCAGAAGGTTGGGCTGTCTGCGGTGTCGCAGGGTTTGTAGCCATACCTTTTTGCATCCTATAGAGTTGTACCAAATTATCTACCGTAATAGATGAAGGGTCTGACATAGTTTTGATAAAATCTTGAGTTTCTTGTTGATTCATGCCATAATGACCTTGAACTAGCTCAGATACTTCACGCATTTGATTTGACTGTTGTATCTTAGCTTGTCTTGTTTTTTCTGCCTCTTCTTGCTGAGTTTGCATTTTCTGCATATTCTCTTGCATGATAGCATTGTCATACTGGCCTTTTAACATAGTATACTCATCCATATTATCTCGCCAATCATCTACCTCATCTAAATACCTAGCAGATTCACTGCTAGAATCTTCATAGGCTTCTTGCCTATTAAAGCTGCGAGGTTTCACAGGTCTTTCTGGGGGTGGAGGAAATTCCTCTTGTACTGGTTGCTCAGGAGCTTGTGCTTGCTGAGCCTGCTGAGTATCGTATTGAGATTGATATTTTTGCATTTGCTCTTGCATCTGCTTTATATCGTTATCTTTTTTAGCCGCTTGAGATTGCCAATACTCATAACGAGTATCATCATTCTTAGCATCTAAAGATTGTTGAGGTTGTTCCTGTGTTGAGGGTGCCTCTTGTGGGGCCTCTTCTCCAGATGGTTCTGTAAACGCATCGGTTGGAGTTAATGTATTATCTTGTGTAGAGCTCTCTGGTGCTGGTTGCTCTGTTTGAGTATCGCTAAATACGCTTTCATCAAACAAAGGATTTGCAGCTTGAGAGGTATCTGTTCCTTGATTATCTACCATTATTTTTTTCTCCTGTTTTTAGTCTGCTTCTTCCCACCAGAAGAAGGTGAAGACTCTTTTGTTTTGCTAAGCTCGTCATTGACTTTTTGCTTAACGGTGGAAAGTACGTCATCAAGACGTTTCTCGTATAGTGTACTTGCAGCGGAAGATTTATTACCAATCTTATCAAGGTCGGCTTTAAACTTCTCAATCTCAGCTTTTTTGCGTAGATTGATAGCTTCTCTATCCCTGGTTTGCAAGTCACCTTTAAGTTTTTTAATCTCTTCTTGTGAAGCCTCAAGTTGTTGGCTTAATTTACCAATCTCACTCATTCTTTGTTGCACACCTTCTGCATCAAATACTTCTGTTTTCTTAAGAACTTCCTGTCTATCAATAAGACCTTTTTGATAAGCATCCATATAAAATTCAAGCTCCGCATATCTATTTGACGGAAGTGTTGAACCTGCTATACATATAACATCATACTTACCTATTGTTAAATCATTAAAAATCTTTATTTCTCCTGTCTTATCATCAACTAATTTTTCATTTATAGCATAATCACTTAAAGAGTTATTTGGTTGAACAACCCTAAATACCTTTCTAGTTGTATAAAGTTGCTGCATCAAAGGTATAGCAACTCTTGCAACTCGTGTTAAACCCGCTTCTATATCTGCAAGTTTAGACTTTATCTTTCTTTGCCCAAATTCATCAAGGCTTATAGTCGCTTTATACGTTTGGGGTGCAGCTGCTGAATTACCCTGCATCATCTCATATATACCCAACTGATGGTCAATATCATTCTTAGCACTCATCTCATTTTGATAAAGTTCATTAGGTAATGGAGAAGGCTGTACAGGCATTGGAGCGCCATCTGTGGGGTCATAGGATATTGCAACACCTGGCTGAGCCCACTTTTGTTCAAATTCAGACATATCAACGCTGCCTTCTGGAACAAGTATTTTCGTATTTGTACTAGTTGTTGCATGTGCTATAATTAATGACCTTGTTTTATTTATATATTCTTGCATTCCTTTTACAAGCCTAACATCACTTACAGGATAAGGGCTTCTTGTATGAATATTGATAAAAGGAACAATAGGGTATTGGTCTATAGGTAAAACTCTCTTATATAAAAGCTTATCCCCTATAACAACACATTGATGTACCTTTGAAGATAGTACCTTTACAACTTCTATTAAACCTTGCTCCATTAACTCAGCAAATGTAACTTGCTCAGCTTGAATAGGTTTTTGACTAGGTTGAGGTACCATTGCATCAGCCCCTAACCCCTTTTGCCTCATCTCTTCTTCCATAGCCATTGACTCTTGCATTTGTCTAACTTGCTCTTGCTGTTGCAATTGTTGAACTAATGCCTGAGCTTGTTTTTCATCAGTTAAAATACTTCCCTGAATTATCCAAGCTGGCTTCTGAGAATACTCTTCAAATTTCTTTTCATCAAGCAAATCCTCTTTGCCGCTAAAATTTTCAAAAATCCTATATTCTGGGATATGTTTTTTATAGTATCTCTCATAACCTCGAACATAGTTAGTATTATCCAAAGTCCCTACATCTTCTGGGAATTGAACACTTCCATCAAAAGCTCTGCCAGTCTCAGGAGCATTAAAGTCTTGCTCACTATTTGCTTTCTCTATATCCTTTTTGTACATAGGATAGAGTTTCTTAGCCTGGTCTTTTGTAAATAACCTAGATATTATTATATTTTCTGCATCATCAAAAAATCTATGCTGGCTATTAGGGTCAACATAAACATCTAAAGGGTCTATGTCATGCATACAAACTTCGCCTTTACCCATATCCATCATAGGGTCTTGGTATACTTGTATATATCCTAACCCAGAAACGTAGTAATCATCTACTACTTTCCTTATAACTGTTCTACCATCTGATAAATCATACATATAAGAAAGTAAAGCACTTACTACATTCGCTACCTTTTTATCCGAATCTTCTCTTGGGGCGACTCTAAAAGCAGGTCTATTCGCTGTAATCATTGACTTTGCTGTTTCAACTGCAGGATGAATCCTGTTAACAACAATTGGAGCTTGGCCTCTTTCTTTTAAAACATCAGCTTGCTCTGTAGTCCACTGTTTGCCTAGTCGAAACTCTTTATCCTCTTTAGCCTCGACAGCCCAAGTGTCTCTTTTCTTAGAATAGCGTTGATAAATATCTATGGTTTCATTAACAGTATCTCGCTCGCTATGAGCTGGTTTTGTATTTTTATCGTCGTACGCCATATTTTTTACCCCTAATATACATTACATTGTCATCCAATCCAAAACTTTTTTTGTTATACTTGATTTTATATTGTCTGGGTCGAACTCTGCCTTCCTACAGGCTTTGTGCCCATCTAGTGCAGTCCACACTGCATCCATCACGTCATCATGCTTGCCTTTTGGGTAAGATAAAAACTCTTGTTGAGGTACAATATCTTCTGGTCTAAAGTAAAATAACTTCCTTGCAAACATAGGAACTAACGATAAAAGCCTTTCACTCTTAGAGTTTCTTGGCTTTACCCCCTTTTCTAACCCAGGTATATAAATATTCTCGGTGCTCATTAATTCTCGAACAGCTACTCTTAATGCTTCTTGATAACCCACTGTCTCTATCTTCATTCTTCTAGGTCTATACTTCTTAAAAACGTCTATCAATATTTGCGGCTGCTCAGCAGGCGATATACGGTTTCTATAAATGTCGATAACATACTTATTGTTGTCATTGTCAACACCAATAGTAGCCACAACAAAAAAGTCAGCCCTAGCAGAAAGAGAACTGGCAGGGTCAACACCGCAGTAGACATCCACTGGTTTAATTTTTTTCTCATCTCCAACCTCCCTTACTAGACAATTCTGCCCATTTATCCTTTCAAAGTCATAATGATGAAGCTTTATCCACTCTGGCTTAAATGGCGCATCATCAGGAGATTGAGCTATATTCATATACTCCTGATAGAATCCATTCAAGTTTCCAACAGACTCAAACTCCTTCTTTATCCCTAATATCCTTTTCTTTGGAAATCTTTCTGGCCAAATACTCTTTTCTTCTTCATCCCATATAGAATACCAAAGAACTCGCCATGTTTCTGACTCTTTAGCCCAATACAAAAAACAATCTTCTGATATTACTGTACCTATCATACATATCTTACCATCATCAGAAAGAGAAGGGATAACTGCTTCTGTCATCCATTTTCTATTCTTTGCCCTGGCTTCTGCAGTAAATGCATTCAATTCTGACTCAAAGTCATCGACTACAATAAGGTTTGGTCTTGTATCTCCTTCAATAAATCCTCTAACTCTTTGCCCTGTACCCACAGCTATTATACGAGTACCATTAGCAAGGACTACATCGGTATGAGTCCACCTACTTGCAGTATTAGGCCCCATATCTCCGAATGTCTTCCTTAATCTATCACTATGTATTAAATGGTATTTTATCCTAGATAAGAAGTTGATTGACTGAGCTTGTGATTCGGAAATGATAACTATAAATAAATCTTCGTCACTTCTTTTAAACGCTAATCTCCACATAGGGTAAATGAGAGTGGTAACAGTGCTCTTAGCCGTTCCTCTAGGGGCCGCTATTAGCACTCTCTTTGCGTCGTCGTCAGCTAAGGCAGAGTACACCTCATGATGGAACGGGGGTGTGTGTTTACGGAGGGCAGTTGGGAAGCAGTGCCTTCCAAACAACGCCATGTTATTCCGTAGCTTCTGAAGAGCTCTTAACTCTTCATGCTTAGCTTCATAATCCATTACTCATCTTCTTTAATGGTAGTTCTTTGAGCCATAAGCTTTTGCTCTTCTTCTCTAAGCTCATCAATAAGTTTAGTAGTAGAAGTAGCTTCTATGGTATCTGTAGTTTTAACAAGATGCTTATCCTTCATTCCGTGCATATCTTGCAAGTTTTCTATAGCTCTCATAAGGTTAGTAACATCGCCCTTATCCTGAGCTTTCTTTATAGTTGACTCTAATAAATCCAGAGTATAATCCTCTGTCATATCATGGTCAGCTAGTAATTTACTTAATTCTTCTCTTACCATACCTTTAAATACCTCCGTTCTCATATTGCGTTTAACCCTTCTTGTGGTGTTAGGGTCTATTTCGCCGTAAACCTTAGCTATTGTTTTCTCTGTATTCATGGTCTGCGCATATACCATGGCTAAATTTTTCATTTTCTCTTGTCTCGCCTTAACTTCGATAGGGCGTTTTCCAGTAAGCGTAGTATTGGACTTCCTTCCTTTAACCTTAAGTTCTTTTGAAGAATATTTAGGATTATAAAAAGTATAGCCCCATGCAAACCGTAAATAGACATTATCAATCTCATGGTTCGAGCCGTACCGTCTCTTTTTAATAACTTTCGATACGAAACCGTCATCGGATAAAGCCCATTCCCCTTCTTTTGCCTTTTTCCAGGGAGAGTAAGTAATATTCTCCTTATCCGCTTCTTCTTTGGTATAGATTTCATAAATCTTCTTACCGATATCTTTATGATTAATTGTAATAGTATACATTATCTATCTGTGTAAATAGCAACTATTAAAGCTATAATAAATAGCGTTGCTATAATACCAACAAACATCAATACTCACCCGAGTAGTCTTTTAAGTTAGGATAATGATGCTTAGTTTGGCTCATAAATTTTGCTGGAGTCCCTTTACCAGCCTCTGTATTCCAGTGGTCTTTCCAATACTGAGCCTGCCCTTCCAACGC